TTTTCACGTCCATTGTCATGCTAATTTCTCGCCCGCTTCCGAAAGTACGGGTCTTCTCCGTCTTCGATAATCTCGACGTCCCACATCGTTAAGTTTAACGGATCAAGCTCGAGGGTGTCGGCCTCTAAGAACCACGTCGTGTCGTTTTCGGTGACTATGTCCTCTGGATTGACGAAGCCATGTATGTCTAGCAGGCCGTCGCTTGAGGTCACATACACTTTCTTGGTGAGATTCAGGTCGGCGATTACTTTGTCTGCCAACTTGAGCTTGAGACGAGTCACTTCCAAGTCATAATCAAGTTGTTGGAAGAAGGCGGGCGAGAAATGTGAGCAGCATATGCCGCGCTGTTTTTTGCGGTATGTCCTGGCGACTTTCTCCCGCCATACTTGGTTTGTCATTTTATCGGCCTCTCTCTCAATCTAATGCGTTGACCAATAGCATGACAGACGCATTGGTTACAACCCCTTTGATGAAGAAAAAGGCAGCACCAAATGAAAGGCACGACCAAATGGTTGATTTTGCTGAATTTAATTTGGCGCAGGCTCTCAGAGCCCCGCACGTGGCCGCCTTTATCTCGGGCACCTAGCTATCAAGGTATCATCGAAAACGTCTGTGGACCTATCTGTGACCACCTGTTTTAGACCAGTTCGCTCTAAACCAGAGGTCAATCAGCTTTTTCGGCCTCTCGCCTGGCTCGGAGCGCCGTTGTTGCGCGGTCCAGCGCTGCCCTTTTGAGCCCACGGATGTAGAAGGCAACGTCAGGTTGGTTCTTTGCATACCAACCGAGGGTTTGGAGCTTAGACCCTACCATCTTGTCCGCCGGCGCGTCTGGCGCAAGTAGTTCGGCGGCACGGGTCTTGAGAGCAGCCCTGCTGCGCCGCATAGGTCAGTCCTTTCTTAACAACACGGCGGGGGGTGTAAAATAAAGCACCTTCTTGCGTGTTGTTTCCGCCAAGCGGATTGAAGCTTGAGGAAGGCGGTATCCAGAAAGCATGGCTTTATCAAATCCGACATTTGAGCATGACCGACTCCGACCTTCTCTCCGGCAACGCCTGAACCCTCGAAAAGCCAAGAGAAGAATTGAAGTCATTTCTCCCTCGTTTCGTTCGGCCGCCCCCCCTCGAATCCCGATGGCGGGGTACTACTATACGTATTTGACCCCTCATACAAATGGGGACTACTTTTTGAAAGTGTGTCAAAACTAGATGAGCCTTCTTCTTTCTCAGCGGGGGATAGTAAGGGGGGTGACATATTAGACATGTCAAGACCCTTTGTAGCACCATGGGTTTGCTTGGGTTTTAAGTCTGTAATCTGTATACGGAGTAATATAATTAGCTTCTCTATACATCAGTATTCGGGTGTGAAATAGTTTCACATGAAACATTGGGCAGTCCATGTTCGCGTCGTCTACGTTGACATCCTCTACATCTTGCGCGTATAGGGGCGCGACACCCATTAATTGGTGGTGGCCGTGCCGAGTGTCTCTAAAAAGCAACGCCGATTTATGGCGGCTGCCGCGCATGATCCATCCTTTGCTAAAAAAGCCGGTATTTCACACAGTGTGGCGCGTGAATTTAATCAGGCCGATAAGGGCAAAAAGCTCGCTGAAGCCTTGAGAAAAAGAGGCCCGAGTAGATGAGTAACCCGTTGAAACCTAACTTGGTCAGCACCTCAAAGAAGATGCGCCGTAGCGAAGGGTCTAAGAATAAAGCCCGTGAGGCGATAGCCGGGTTCATAGACGAAAATGTTGACCGACTTCAGGAGTGGCTCGACGATATAGCCTTTCGTGAAGGCCCGAAATCCGCAATGGGGTGCTTTCTTGAGCTGCTCGAATACCATGTGCCGAAACTCTCTCGGACGGAAATGACCGGAGCCGATAACGGCCCAGTCAAGCTCGTAATCCAGTGGGATGACGGAGAAGAACCAAGGCCGATCTTGGATGTAACCAACTATACAACGACAAATGAAGGAACGGAAACCAAGAACTGATGGCGGAGCAGATCATCAGAATCAACTACCGCCCAAGGAAAGCCTTTCGGGAGTTCCATAAACGGACAAAACGATGGGGATGCCTGGTCTGCCATAGACGAGCCGGAAAAACCGTGGCCGCAATTAACGATCTTATCCGTGCCGCTATTACGTCGAAATCGCCAAATCCGCAGTTTGCATATATCGCCCCATATCGCTCCCAAGCCAAATCCGTCTCCTGGGAATACCTCAAGACGTATTCGGCGCCTATCGCTAACGCTACTAATGAAGCAGAATTGCAGATCGACCTGCTTAATGGAGCCCGTATCCGCCTATTCGGAGCCGATAATGCCGATGCCATACGAGGGCTGGGCTTCGATGGCGTGCTGATGGACGAATATGGCGATTTTCGCCCCTCGGTCTGGGGAAATGTCATTCGGCCAACCCTATCCGATAGGCAGGGATGGGCCGTCTTTATGGGAACGCCAAAAGGGAAAAATCAGTTCTGGGAGCTGTACGACGCCGCAAAAAGCCTGCCGAACGAATGGTTCAATATGAAACTCCCCGCGTCTGTCTCTCATATATTGCCCCCTTCTGAAATTGCAGCGGTTAAAGCCCAGCTCACCCAAGATCAGTATGAACAAGAATACGAATGCTCTTTCGAGGCGGCTATTCTTGGCGCATTTTTCGGCATAGAAATGCGCGAGGCGGATGAGCAGGGTAGGCTTGCCGCCGTCCACTCCGACAAGGCTATCCCTGTTCATACCGCTTGGGACTTAGGATTCAAGGACGATACCGCAATATGGTGGTATCAAGTGGTGCGCGGAGAAATCCACGTTATCGACTACTATTCCGTCTCTGGCGCTAATATAGAAGACTTGGCTAAAATCGTTACCGATAAGCCGTATTCCTACGGCGTCCATAACTTACCCCATGATGCCAGAGCTAAAACGCTCGCAGCACAAGGCAAGTCGATAGTCGAACAGCTTGCCTCCTATCTGGGCCTCCAATCCTTGCGCATCGTGCCGCACCTTTCCGTCCAAGACGGTATTCAGGCAGCTCGCCTTACACTCCCGCATTGCTGGTTCGATGCCATAAAATGTAAGGAAGGAATCGAAGCCCTAAGACAATATGAACGCGAATACGACGAAGATACCAAAGCGTTCCGTGCCAGGCCGAAACATAACTGGGCTAGTCATGGCGCCGACGCCTTCCGTATGCTGTCAGTCGCATGGCGCGAGGAACCCAGCTCTGAATTTGCCACACCACCAAGCGAAGCAGCCCTCATCGCAGGACCAGAAAATACCGTCACCCTCAACGATCTGTGGGCGGATCAAAGACGCCATAGGAGAATTAGGATATGACCGGCGTACCCCAACCATTTCGCTATAACTACGAAACCGTGGCTGTCTCACAGACGGCCCAAGTTCTCGGCACAGCCGGAGCTGCCGGTGATTACATTCATCGCCTCATTATAGATGTTATCACTGTCGCAACTGCGGATGTGACGGTGCTCGATTCTACTACGTCCATTGTTATCCTGACAGGAGCATCGGGCCTCCAACCTGGCGTCTATTCCATCGAATTGAACATGGCATCAGCTAATGGAGCGTGGAAGATTACAACCGGCGCTGGCGCCACAGTTATCGCAGTAGGCATATTCAGCGTATGAGGAAACTAAATGGCCGATACACGTAAAGAACGCTTGGAAGAACAGTTTGATCGCCTGGAGAATCCTGAATCGAAGGACGCGATTATGGCGAGATACAGACTCCTAAGAAATAATGACTTCAACCTATTTGATTACCGTGATCGTGGTGTGTCGGAAGGGAGGAAGTTAGAGTTCTATCCGGCTGATGAGAGCGATAATCCGAAACCCGGCATGATGTCTGTGGCGGTTTTCGATCCAAACCTGAAGGGAGAGGACTATCAAAGCATGGTGGCAGCAGACTTGCTCCACGGTCTTGGAAAATCCGATCCGGCTATGATTAGCCTTCGTGACCGCATGATGCAGGGAATGACACCGGAGCAAGGCACGATGAATAGGACCGCCTTTGACCGGCATCAACGAGAAAGCCCCGAAGACACGCGCAATTATGATGACTGGATGGAGCAAAGCAGACTAGATCAGTTTTTAGGCGCTGGGTTCTTGCCGGAAAGCGACCCTAACCGGGACGATTGGTTTCAAGTGCTAACGGATACACAGAAAAACATTTTGAAACAGATAGTCAGCTATATGGAGACAGGTGAGCCGCCAATTCCGCATAGAGCTACAAACGGCGGATCAATTCCGCTGGAGAAAATTCTGCCGGAGAAGGTGCGTTAATGGCTGATAGCCCTCTCAATCCCATTGACGAACGGCTTAAAGTTATCGCCGGTTACGATAACGAGTTTAAGAAATGGGAAGCGCGCGTCGTCAAGATAATTAAAAGGTATCGTGACGATAATCGAACAAGTGCGGCTAACGAGACGGCCAAGTTCAATATCCTATGGTCGAATGTGCAAACGCTTATCCCGGCAGTTTATGCAAAACTCCCAAGTGCGGAAGTCTCTCGACGTTTCGTTGACAACGATCCGGTGGGACGTGTCGCATCGCTTATTCTTGAGCGTGCGCTTGATTTTGAAATAGAGCATTACCCCGACTTCCGCTCGACCATGCAGTACGCGGTGGAGGATCGCTTCTTAGGTGGGCGCGGAGTTTCCTGGGTACGCTACGATCCTCGGATTAAGACCCAAGACCTTCCCGATGACGGGGTGCAGATCACAGAAGACTTGGACGCCGAAGACGAGATGGAGGGAAATCTCCCGGAAGAAATTGAATACGAATGCGTGCCCGTAGATTACGTTCACTGGAAGGACTTTGGACACTCGGTAGCTCGTACATGGGAGGAAGTTGGTGCCGTTTGGCGCTGGGTTTACATGACAAAGGAAGCATTGGTCGAACGATTTGGGGAAGAAAATGCGAAAGGCGTTGCGCTCGACTCAGGCCCCGACCCACTCAATCGGATAGCCAAACAGGAAAACGATAAGGCCAAGATATGCGAGTTTTGGGACAAGGAAACGCGCAAGGTCTATTGGTTTCCCAAGGGCGGTGCAAAGTTTCTGGACGAACGCGATGATCCCCTTGAAGTAGAAGGCTTTTTCCCATGCGCCAAGCCGCTCTATGCAACCACCACAACTGATACCCTCGTTCCCGTGCCTGACTTCGTACTTTATCAGGATCAGGCGAATGAACTCGATATTCTATCGGATCGTATCGACGGACTGGTTAAATCGCTTCGTGTCCGAGGCGTCTATGACGCATCCCAGCCGGTGCTCCAGCGACTTCTTACCGAAGGCGACAATAATACCCTTATCCCGTGCGATAAGTGGATGCAGTTCTCGGAGAAAGGTGGTCTTAGAGGGAGCGTCGATCTTCTCCCGCTAGATACGCTCGCAACCGCTCTGCTCCAATGTTATACGGCTCGTGCCGATATTAAGGGCCAGATTTACGAGATAACGGGCATTTCCGACATTATTAGAGGACAAACAAAAGCTTCCGAAACGGCTACCGCCCAACAAATCAAAGGCCAATATGCAGGACTTCGCTTGCGTTCCATGCAAGAAGAGGTGGCGCTTTTTGCGACAGACCTTATTCGTCTCAAAGCCCAAGTTATGTGCTCCAAGTTCCAGCCTAAGACGCTGCTTACCTATGCCGCAGCCGAACAGTTGTCGGAAGCCGATCAACAGCTAGTCCCACAGGCGCTTACTCTCTTGCTGGACAACCCGCTGCGCAGTTTCCGCATAGAAATAGCCGCCGATAGCCTGGTTCAAATAGACGAAGATCGAATGAAGCAAGACCGCATGGAGTTCATGCAGGCTTTCGGAACTTTCATGCAGCAGGCACTCCCAGCGGCCCAGTCTGTACCCGAATTAGCTCCGCTTCTGATGGATGTCATACGCTTTGGCGTCGGTGCGTTCAAACAGGCCAAACAGATCGAAGGAACCATCGACCAAGCCATGCTTCAATATAAGCAGGCTTCCGCCCAGAACGCAGGCCAACCTAAACCAAACCCGGAGGCCCAGAAGGCGCAAGCCGAAGCGCAGGCGATTCAGGCAAAAGCCCAGGCCGAAAACCAGGGACGAGCCCAAGTGGCGCAGCTCGAAGCCCAGGCAGAAGCCCAGGCCCAGGCCGCAAAACAGCAGCATGAGACGCAAATGGAACAGCTCAGAGCTGAAAGGGATGCCCAGCTTGCTCAGATGAAGGCCGCAAATGACTCGCAAATCGAACTTGCGCGAGACGCGCTTGAACGCTGGAAGGCCGAACTCTCAGCCGCTACGCAAATCGCCGTGGCCCAAATGAAGGCCGCGTCAAATGTAGACCCGGAAGTCCAGAAGGCACAGGACGCTGCCGCAGAAACCGTATTGCGAAATCTAAGCGGTGAAGTACGTCAATCAGTCGATATGATGGCATCTCCAGCAGGCATGATAGGAGAGGGGCCGGTGTTGTAATGAGCAGAACTCGCACTGTTTATGACTCCAAAGGCGAGGCGGCGGAATATCTCGACGACGAACTGGTATGGGTTCGAGATGACTATTCGCCAAATGTGAAGGTCGGCATCAATGTCATACACGACATTGAGCCGTACCAAAGCATGGTTGACGGTTCAATGATAAGGAGCCGATCCCATCATAGGGACCACTTGCGCGCTCATGGGTGCATCGAAGTTGGCAACGAGAAGATGGAAACCCGTCTCTCGACTCCAACGGGGTCGCGGCGCGAGGTCTTGCACCACCAGCTTGCCGATATGAGCGACAGGCAGGCCAATAAATTCCTGAAAAACTTACGGAGGCAATAATTCATGGCGTCTGAAATCCAAACCGAAGAAGACAAAGCGGAAAGTACACCTGACCGCCGTAAGCTTCTGGACGAAGCCTTCACAGAGGCCGAAGCCATATCAGACGAGCCTCAACTCGCGCTAGACGACAAGGAGCGCGATCAAAAGGGTAAGTTTGTCGCCAAGGAAGATAAACCAGAACTTGAGGCTTCAACGGACCAAAAGATTGAAGACAAACCAGAGGTGGATACAGAAGAACCAATCTGGAAGCGCCCACCTCAGAGCTGGAAGTCCGAATATCACGAAACCTGGAAGATGGCAGACCCGCGACTTCAGGAATACGCCTATCAGCGCGAAGAAGAAATGCGCAAAGGCGTGGAGCCTCTTATCTCAAAAGCCAAATTTGCAGACGAAATGCAACAGGCTATCGAGCCGTTTATGTCAACTATCAACGGGCTTGGAATACGGCCTTCACAGGCCGCCCGTGCGCTTATGCAAGCGGACCATACGCTCCGCCATGCTCCACCAGAGCAGAAAGTACAGCTATTCGCGCAGCTCGCCCAGCAATACGGCGTAAACCTTGGAGATGTAGCGCCTTTTCAGACAGAGGCGCCGAGCCCGCACATCGCCGCACTTCAGAACGAAGTGTTGGGCGTAAGGGGTCAATTGCAGAATTATCAGAACGAACATGAACAAACAAAACAAACGAAACTTTTGGAAGAAATCGAAATCTTCGCAAAGGACAAGGAGTATTTTGAAGAAGCGCGGCCCACCATGGTAACGCTCCTACAGAGCGGCTTTGCAGCCACGTTAGACGACGCCTATGACAAGGCGGTTCGCCTCGACCCCGAACTATTCGAGAAGGTAGCTAAAGGCTCACAGGCCAAAGACACTATCCGAAAAAGTCATCGGGCGGACAAGGCTGCGAAAGCGGCCAAGGCGGCGGCGGTGAGCGTTAAGACATCCACACCAGGACAACGAACGACGACCAATGCGCAAGATAGACGTTCCATGTTAATCGAGCAGTTCGACAACATTAGCGAACGTCTCTGATAGAACTGAAAGGACTATAACATGGCTTTCGCAAACAGTTCCGTCAGCGACATCATTGCGACAAACATTCAAAGTCGCACTGGTGAGCTTGCGGATAATGTGACGGACAACAATGCTTTGCTCCGTCGCATTAAAGAGCGTGGTAACATTAAGACGTTTTCGGGTGGTAACGTGATCTTGGAAGAAATCATGTATAACGACTCGAACACGGACAACACCAATAGTTATAGCGGCTATGAAGTGTTGAATGTTTCTCAAAACTCCCCCATCAGTGCGGCGCAATTCTCAATCACGCAGTATGCGTCGGCAGTTTCCATCTCCGGCCTGGAAATGATCCAGAACTCCGGTAAGGAAGCTATTATCGACTTGCTCGACGGCAGAATGAACGTAGCCGAAGCGCAGCTGATGAATCGACTTGGGGGGGATATTTACCTCGATGGAACAGGCAACTCCGGGAAGAACATCACCGGACTTGGGGCTGCGGTTCCAGACGATCCGACAACCGGCACATACGGCGGCATCAATCGCGCTACGTTCTCCTTCTGGCGCTCCGTTAAATATGCCGGGGTCGCTGATGGCGGTGGTGCTATAACGTCCAGTAACATTCAGGAATACATGGATGCCCTGGCCGTGCAGCTAATCCGTGGCACCGACAAGCCGGACCTTATCGTCTCGGACAATACTTACTACAACTTATATCTAAGTTCGTTGCAGACGATCCAAAGGATTACCGATTCCGGTTCCTCAATGGCCGGAGCGGGTTTTGCTTCGCTGAAATACTTTGGCGCTGGCATGGCTTCCGATGTAGTTCTCGACGGCGGCATTGGCGAGGCGGCAACTTCCTCGCACATGTGGTTCCTCAACACCAAATATCTGCGGTTCCGTCCTCACAGGGATAGGAATTTCGTTCCCATCGGGGGCGAACGCCAGGCGGTGAACCAGGATGCCATCGTGAAGCTCATCGGCTGGGCCGGGAACCTGACGTGTTCCGGGTCGCAGTTCCAAGGCGTATTGATCGCATAGCGAACCGAAGAAAGGAAAAAAGCAATGGCATATACATTTGACGAACCTCGCGTCGGTTTGCTTCAAATCGCGCAGATCGACACGGGCGTTACAATGGCGAATGGTAGTTCCGCCATTACTACGCCGCCGAATGTTCTTGGCTCAGTTGTCAAGGCGTTCGATCCGACATACGGGGAGGGTGAGTTTGTCCTTCTCAAAGGCGTGGCGAGTACGGCGATAGGAACCCTTGTAACCTGGGATGGTACAACCTATACGTCGATCTTAGCCGCAACGACGACTAACCAAGCACGTCCTGTAGCTGTGGCGATGTCGGCCAATACTTCCGCTTCGGAGTTTGGTTGGTATCAAATCAGCGGGACAGCGGTTGTCTCGAAGTCAACATCTTCAAAATTCAACGCAACCGTAGCTCTTGGCGTCAAGTCCACTGGCAAGGTTGGGGCAACTGCCACAGGTGTCGAAGTTCTCGGTGCTCGTACCGCGAATACGGCAACGGTGGCCTCGGCCACGACAACCGTAACGGTTGTCATGGACCGGCCTCACTTGCAGGGTCGAATAACTTAAGGAGTTGCAGGGGAGGGTAGCCCCCTTCCCTGCTTTTTCTCATGGAAATTGAAATTTCCTGTAATACGGGAACCGAAATCCTCTTTGAGAACGTGCGTGAAAACTCGCGCGCGTGCTCTAAGTGGACCAAGCTCTTACCGGCCCATGACGGCCATGCCATCATTGTTGGGGGTGGTCCGTCCATGGCCGAGAACTTGCGGCTTATAAAGAGGCGCCACGCCCTGGGACAGCATATCTTTGCTCTTAATGGTGCTGCCCGCTTTCTTAATAAGAATGGAATCGTGCCGGAATACCAAGTAATCCTCGATGCTCGCGTGCGGAATGTCGCGCTTATGGCGGGTGCAAAGGAGCACCTTATCGCCTCTCAGTGCCATCCTGGTATACTTAAAAAGTCGAAAAATATCACGCTATGGCACCCGGCAGTCCCAGGCATTGATTCACACCTTCCAGAGCATGACAGCTCATACGCGCTAGTTGGAGGGGGAACGACTGTCGGCCTATCAGCGATGTGCCTTGCGTACACGATGGGTTACAGAAAGTTACATCTTTTTGGCTACGATTCGTCACATCGTGACGTTTCGGCCCACGCCTACGAGCAGTCTCAGAACGCCGACGAACCTATTTGTAAGGTGACGGTGAACGGCAAAGTCTACACATCGACCCTTGCTATGGCATGGCAGGCCAAGCTGTTCCCCGAATGCTGTAACAAGTTGATATGGTTAGGTTGCATCATAACTGTCGATGGCGATGGGCTCATCATGGAGGCCATCAATAGGGGTCCGATGCAAGAGATAGAAGAAAAAGATAAGTACATCAAAATGTGGAAGAACCCCAGCTATAGGGCGGTTTCTCCAGGCGAAGACGCTGTTGACGAATTCATAGAGACGGCTGAGATCAATAGGCGCACCAGCATTATAGACTTTGGTTGCGGAACGGGTCGCGGAGGCGAACGTATCTGGCAGCTAACGGGCGCCAAGATACAGCTTGTGGACTTCGCGGACAACTGCCTGGATCATGGATGTATGCTTCCTTTCACCGTGGCCGATCTCTCTAAGCCCATGGATATATCCGCCGATGTAGGCTTCTGCGTCGATGTCATGGAGCATATCCCGACAGGACAGATTGAAGACACCATTAGAAACATCATGGGATGCGTGCGCGGCTGCTTCTTTAAGATAGCCATGTTCCCAGACAATATGGATCAATTAATCGGACATCCGCTTCACATGTCGGTTTTCCCCGTTTCATGGTGGGAGGACAAATTCAGCAACTACAAAGTTGTATATCGTAACCACGATGACGACGACGATTTTCCATACGCCGTCTTCTTCGTGAGGAACATTCCGCCGCAAGAAAGAAACTGAAAAGGAGTCATTATGTCATTAGATAGCGATGTAGCCAACGCAGATACCAAGTTGCATACGGAGTTTTACATCAAAGAAATCAATCCGAATAAAGGAATGCCTTATGTCAGGATCATAGTCCCTGGCGACAAAACATCCATAATTGAGCAGCCTGTTCGGGAAGATCACAAGGAGCGTTTTCCGCGCCAATGGCTCTATTTCCAGATGAAGCGAGAGGGTGACGGAAGCCAAACGCCCGGCTTGCCACTCATGGAATGGAATAAGGAAGCCCCGGAAGACTTCAGTGTGGGCCAGATGGAGGAAATGCTTATTCTTAAGTTCCAGACGGTTGAACAGATTGGCAGCGCTTCAGACGCTCAGTTACAGCGTGTCGGAATGGGCGGCATCGCCTTGCGCGATAAGGCCAGAGCGTTCCTTAAGAGTAGGAGCGCGGTGGAGACGAATAAGGATGTGGCGGCGACGAAAAAAGAAATTGCGGCGCTTAAGGCACAAGTTGCTCGTCTCACCGCTGGCGCCCCTATTCGTCGTCGAGGGCGTCCACCTAAAGTAGCGGGATCATAATCTATGGCCAGCACACTTCTGCAACTTATGACGCAGGTTACGGGTGAACTTGGCGTTCCCATTCCCGCAACGGTTATAGGAAACAACAACCAAGACGTTGTTCAACTTCTCGCACTGATGAATGCGTGTGGCTACGAGTTAATGCGTAAGGCAGACTGGCGACAACTCACTAAGACGCATATTTTCACAACTAGCTTCCTCACAACTACTGGAACGTGGAGCGACGGAGGGACGGTAATAACGTCCATCCCGGACACCAGCACGCTTGATACCACGTATATGATCGTAGGGAGCGGGATACCGAATAGTGCGTTCATTACGAGTGTGGATAGCGGCACACAGGTCACGGCGGACCTGACGTTCACCGCAGCCGGAACGGCGGACACGCTCAATTTCCAGAAGGTCAAGTATACTCTCCCCACAGACTATGACTTGACGGTGCCGCGTACACACTGGGACAAGTCAAAACACTGGGAAATGCTAGGCCCTACAGATGCGCAACAATGGGAATGGCTCCTGAGTGGGTTTATCGCTACTGGACCGCGCATACGTTGGCGTCTACTTGGAGAGTTTTTCCAGATATGGCCCGGCTATTCCAGCGCCGAAGTGCTCGGCTTTGAGTATTGCAGCAATTCCTGGGCCTCCACCACGGCAGGGGTGGGAAAGACCGGCTTTACGGTAGATTCCGATACGTGCATCTACCCGGATCGCCTCATTGTCCTAATGACGAAGCTAAAATACTTTGAGGCTAAGGGCTTCGATACTACGGCGATGTACCGTAATTATATTGAAGAACTCGAAACCGACATCGGGCAAAATACTTCCTCCGCGAACCTTTCCTTTGCGCCGAGGCCGTCAAGCATCTTAATCGGTTATGACAACATTCCTGATAGCGGGTATGGAAGTTAGAAATGGCTTATCGTGGGCATAAGATAGTCCAAGGGTCCATCGCCAAGGTTGAGTCGTTGCCCGCGCCCGTGGGGGGCTGGAATGCCCGTGACAGTCTGGCAAACATGTCCCCATTGGATGCCGTTACGCTTATTAACATGTTTCCAAATGTCTCTAACTGCGTACTCCGGGGTGGGTACACCCGACACGCCACGGGGATGGACGGGGAAGTACAGTCGCTTCTACGGTATTCGCCGCCATCGGGTACAGAAAAACTATTCGCGGTTGTAGGAACGCCTGACCTTTCGATCTTCAATGTTTCTTCCTCTGGGGCGGTTGGGGCTGCGGAAGTGTCCAGCCTTACGAATGCCTATTGGGAGTATGCCAACGTATCAACAACGGCAGGGAATTACCTATATGCCGTTAATGGTACGGATGAGCCACTTCTCTACGACAACTCGTCATGGACTTCGATTACTGCGGTTTCGACGCCAGCCATTACCGGCGTCACTACAACAGCATTATCGAACGTAGCTTTATTCAAAAACCGTCTATGGTTCATAGAGAAGAATACGCTGAAAGCTTGGTATTTACCGACATCTTCCATTGGCGGTGCGGCCAGCGTCCTTGATTTAAGCTCTATCGTTAGCAAGGGCGGCTATCTCGTAGATATGGGCACATGGACAGTCGATGCCGGATATGGCGTCGATGACAACTTTGTCTTCGTCACAAGCCAGGGCGAGATCGTTGTCTATGCCGGGACAGACCCGGCGAGCGCGGATACGTGGTCCCTTATAGGTATATGGCAGCTTGGTGCGCCTATCGGCAACAGATGTCTTATGAAGTGGGCTGGCGACTTGCTGGTACTCAACTATGACGGTCTTTTCCCCCTAGTAGCTGCGCTTCAAAGCTCTCGCGTGGACCCTCAAGTTGCGCTCTCGGATAAGATTCAGGGCGCCATCAGTAAGGCGACTGGTCTGTATAGCACGGGGGCGACCTCGACGGACTGGCAGATGCTTTTCTATCCTAAGCAAAACGCCTTATGGATCAATGTTCCTGTTAGCGCTGGCAAACAAGAACAATACATAATGAATACCATCACGAAGTCATGGTGCCAATTCCAAGGGTGGCCCGCGAATTGTTGGGACTTATTTAATAACGAGCCGTACTTTGGCGGGGACGGCTTTGTAGGCGTGGCGTGGGACACTACCTATGCAGACAATTCCACCAACATCGACACCTTTAGCCTCCAGGCATTTAATTACTTTGATTCCCGTGGCGTGGAAAAATACTTCACACGCTCTCGTCTCAGCCTATTCACTGACGGAGTGCCTAGCGTCTTTATCGGTATGAATGTGGACTTCAACATCTCGAATAGCACGGCGCCGCTTTCATTCTCGACCTCCGAATACGGATTCTGGGACGTTGGGAAGTGGGATACCGCCATCTGGGGGCAGGATACCGTCATTACTAATAATTGGCAGGGCATTACCGGCATTGGCTACTGCGGCGCTCTACAAGTGAAGACGGCCTCGCAAGGACTCCAAATCGAATGGGCATCCACTGATGTTGTGTATCAGCAAGGGTGGGCCGGAGTATGAACGGCTATACCATGAGCGTCGAATGCGTGGCGGACATCTTCGATGAAATCGAGCCATTGGCCCGTGCGCACTATGCCGAAATGTCGGATCGCTTGGAACGTGACGGCTTTCAGACATCGCCCTACAATCCACGCCTAAATGAGTATTTTAAGGCATCGCGCGATGGTTGGCTGCTCACATTTCTCCTTCGGTACGATGGGAAGGCGGTTGGTTATGCCAATGTCTATGTAACCAACGATATGCATAACGGTGACTTAATTGCCCAGGAGGATACGCTCTTTGTGCTGAAGGAACACCGCAATGGCATAGGCCGAAAGTTTGTTCGCTTTTGCCTGGATAAGTTGAAAGATCGCGGCGCAAGGCGCCTATCCGTGTCGGCGCTTACCGATCTTCGCGTAGCAAAACTCTGGAAACGTATGGGCTTCAAAGAAGTCGCCGTCCAGATGATGTATACTTTTTAGGAGTACGCCTTATGTGTACCTCATCACCACCACCGGCCCCTGACTATGCAGCAGCCGCCAGAGCCCAAGGAACGGCGAATATCGAAGCCGCCAGAATCCAAGGGCAACTGAATAATCCGAATATCTATAGTCCATACGGCACTCAAACCGTATCATGGCCTGAAGCGCCACCGATGCAGCAACCGCAATACGATCAGCGAGCTTATGACGCCGCTCAAGCGGCCTATCAGCCTACGATAAGGCTCAGCAAAGCTATGTCGCGTCCGAACCCGGAGGCGCCTCCTAGGCTAGAGGATTATGCGATTCCGACGAGATCGGACGCGACATATGGCGGGTGGCCGGCGGGGCGCGAGCCCCTCACCGTTAGAACCCCCTACGAGGGTGCGCAAGAGCCGATAGGAAGGGATGAATTTATAGCTGCGGGCGTGCCTGTTTCACAGCGCGGCGGTGGTATGCAGCCGACTATTGTACAGACCCTCACTCCCAATGCGCAGGCTGCCCTAGATGCGCAGCAGAGAGCCCAACGTGGGCTAGGAGAACTTGCTAGCCTGGGCGTCACAAGAGCGTCGGATATTATTGGGGAAAGGTTTGATCCAAACCTTACTGGCCTACAGGGTGCGCTTCCAAGTATGGCCCCTCCAAGTGCGCCCCCCGCACCAGGACAATACGGTCTAGCGACTGCGGGTCCATCCGCAGAACTTTATGGTCTCGCGGGTCCAGGTCCATCCGGGGATGCCTTCGGAGCGGCAACAGGAGATGTTCCCGTTCCCACGCTTCAGGCTTCTCTTGGCCCTTATGATCCAGCAGGATCGAATATTAGTGGGCCGTCTCTCCAGACTCAGATTGGCTCGTTTGGAACTTCTCAAGGGGGAGTGACCGCTCCCGACCTAGCCACGTCTATCGACACATCTGGGATTGCTCAGATGCCGGTTAATGCGGGCATGACAGGCCAGCAGGCCATCATGTCTCGCCTGGGACCACAATTACAGCGCCGTGAGGCGGCGTTACTGCAACGATTGGCCAACCAAGGGCTTGTCTCTGGAGGCGAGGCTTATGGAAACGCCATGCTGGACGAGTCCCAACGCCAGAACGATTTACTTTCCCAAGCCGCTTTGTATGGAATCGGCCTAGATACTGCTGCAAACCAACAAGGCTTTGGGCAAGCCCAGGCGCAGGGAGCATTCGGAAATCAAGCCCAGCTTGCGGCGTTTAATGCTGATCTCGCAAACCAGCAAGCTGCCAACCAAGCCATAGACCTCAACTTCATGCGCAGCTTACAGGGGGGCCAGTTCGGAAACCAAGCTCAATTGGCGGCTTTCGGCGCGGATGTAACGTCCCAGGAGTTGGCCAACCGAGCGGCGGCGCAGAACTTTGGTCAAGACCTTACCGCTGGTCAGTTCGGAAACCAAGCCCAGCTCGCGCAGTTTGGCGCCGGAGTGCAGGGCGCCGGGCTCTATAATATGGCATTGGGCCAGAACTTTGCTCAATCCCAAGCGGCCCAGGCTGCCAGGAACCAATCTATTCAGCAGAACTTCATGCGCGGACAAGCTGCGAATGCCGCACAGGCGGCGGCTATCGGACAGAACTTCGGGCAGGGTATGGCATCGACCTCGGCGCAGAATGCGGCGCGGGCCCAGTTGTTCAACCAGCAACTACAAGGAGCACAGTTCGGCAACCTAGCGCAGCAGCAGTCGCTCGCGCAGCAATTGATGCTTCGCAGTCAGCCGCTCAAGGAAATTGCGGCGCTTATGTCGGGTTCTCAAATACAGACGCCTCAATTCCCTGGCTATCAGGGGGTTTCTAACATTGGGGCAGCGCCAATCTATCAAGCGTCGAGGGATCGAGGCGACTATGGGTTAGACGCATACCAAGCGCAGGTGGCGAACAAGAACGCAATGATGAGCGGCCTGTTTGACCTCGGTGTAGCTGGCATCGGCATGGCGTTTCCACCTGCTGGCTTAGTTGCGGGCGGCCTGGGGACAGCCAACCTCCCCACTTACATCTGACCTCGCTGGACCGAACTCTTCCCAAATACTTGGGCGATGATATTAACTGGCTAAAAAATGATTAACTACGGAGCACTCTGATGCCTAATGGATACGATTATTCACCTAAATACGATTATTCAAATTTTAACTACGCCGATCCTTATGCCGCTGAGCGCAAGGAGTTAGAGCGTCAACAAGAATTAGCCACCGCTCTGCGCACGCGATCTAGAGAATCTATCCAGCCGATAAGTGTCGGCGGTTTCCAGGGGCAAATTTCCCCTTTCTCTGGCCTCGCCAGGATGCTCGAATCCTATAGTGCTGAGAAGACAGGCAGGAAGGCGAGAGAGGATGAGCGGGCCTTGTACAAAAGAATGCGCGACGATGCACTGTACGATAGGGGATTAGCCCTGGAGGCTACGCGACCCACACGATCTGTCTCCACGGTTACAGACGATCCAATTGACGATCAAGATGTCCCCACACGATCTGTCTCCACGGTTACAGACGATCCAAATGGACCGCTAGCTCAGGCGTTAATTCCCCAACTAGAACAGGTAGTGGTTCCCCGTCGCAAGCCTGGTGATCCCACAAATATACCCTCAGATAAGCCATTATCCCGGCAACCAGGGGACCCCCTCTTCAAAGAACCTTCCCTTCAAAGCATCTTTCGCTCCGTCCAGCATGTCCCCCAAAACATCTTTCGCTCCGTCCAGCGCTGGGCGGAACCTACATTTGACGAACTCACCCCAATACAGCAGCAGAGGGAGGATATGAAGGGGCGAGGGCGCGACTCACCATTTTGGGTGCAGCGGGAGAAAGACTCCGAGGGACGAAAAAGGGAGCGGCAAGGCTCTCCAGACGTTGATTCACTCCCAATGGTTCCGCCAATGGTTCCGCCAATGGTTCCGCCAATGGTTCCGCCTGACACCCAACAAGCTCTCCCTGTCACCACACAAGCTGCTCCCATGCCGTTTAATCTGGACATGGCAAGCGCCGTACCCGGAGCAGGGGTGATGGGTGCCCCACCAGCCATTGAACTACCACCTGTATTGGACCAATACCGTGCGGCCCGTGAAGCGGGAATACTACCCACTGTCCAAGAACCGGACAGACAGGTACCAGTTGACGAACCATCTCACCCATACGGACGGGATGAAGCCCTGGCTAGAGCTATGTTAAACATGAGGAATCCTACGAAGTTTGGTGAGGGTATGGAATTATGGAAAGAAACTCAAACTAAAATACAGGAATGGAAGGCAGCGAAGGAACTACAAGACTATAACAGAAAGATAGACGAAAAGAAACTAGAAATACTGTTGAAGGAGGCTGAAGCGAGGCGACCAGTCGAGAGAGACCCCCCCGCAGATGAAAGGTTTATGCGTTGGTATCGGAGAGCTTATCCAAATAGCACCGACGCCGATGCTCTCGAAGCGTGGATAGCGTTCCAGTCGGGGCAGCCGCTTTTCTCTGACACGGACGAAATAATCCAAGTTGATGAGGAATAGAGTCGTTGCCTCAATTTGACGTAAAAGTTGGTGATCGTACCTTCAGGGTTAGCGCCGATAACCAACGAGATGCGTGGGATAGGGCCCAGGTTTTGGCGCGCAAGACTACCTCGTCGGGGGCCTTTTTGCGCGGCGCGGTGGGCTCCCTTCTACCGGCTACTGCCGGTTTTACCGGCGCGGTTCGTGGCGCGGCTTTGGGTTCTCGTGTGGGGATGTTAGCTGGGCCATACGGTGTCGCAGCGGGCGGCGTATTGGGCGCACTCGCCGGGGGGTTGGGCGGAGGATATGGCGCCGATGTAGCTCAGAGATGGGCCTTGAAAAAAGCCCCGCGCGTTCGCGGGATTTTGGGTCAAAGCCCAGAGCAACGCCAAGCGGATGTAACACAACACCCCTATGCGTCCACCGCTGGAACTTTTGCTCCTTTGGCGCTCACTCTCAGCCCGCGCGCTCCTGGTAAGGCGTTTGTCAATGCGGTCAGAGGAGAGAAAGCTTCGGGTTTAGCGCAAGCCCTTTCCAGGGGGAAAGTATGGCGCGGCGTTGGCGCCGCCTTTGGCGGGGGTGGTGAAGCTCTCAGACAGCGTTCGGTAGGAGAAGACTTTGATCTGGGGCGCATTGGGGTGGCGGCAGGCGCCGGAGCTTTGCTTCAGAGCCCGACACGGTTTGGGAGGCGGTTAGGTGGCCCAGGGATGCCTCAACCAAGTTCCGCTACGGTTGCAAGCCAGACGGCAGACCGCGCTGAGACGATCCGCCAAAATCGGGCATATACCCCATATACCCCGAGGAGACCACCGCCAGCACCACCGTCGAAAAAAGGCGAGTTTCGCCATATTCGTCCATCAGCACGCCTACGGCGTCGGGGTTTAGACGAACAGGCGTCCCCAGGGACGTTTCGGGCGCGTCAGGCCGGACGACTCGCAACGGACTTCGCAAGAATTTTCGATGATGTTAGTGCGAAAGGATATATATTTTCTAGGAAACCCGGGGAGCTCGGGAAGCGGTTGACCCTTGAGGATATTAGGGCTTTAGCCGCCGACGTTAGAATAACAGAAGAGCAGCTAAGGAACATACAGCCAGGTACCCCACTTACTGCCGTAGAAGCTACTGCGATCCGCAATGGCTTTAGTGAAGCAGGTGCGGCTGTGGGTTCTACAGCTAAACAACTAAATGCGCTCCTTGTAAGTGGGCGCCCCATACCTGATGAACAAATGTCGCAATTCATGAATTTAGTTCATCGGAATACTCTGTTCCAAAGTGTATTGGCGGGTGATAAGACTGCGTGGGGAATTTCGGGACGCGCCATGCAAATGACCGTGCAAGGTGAAAACCAAGCCATAGCCATCCAAAGAATGATTGCGTCCCATGGTGGGCAAGAGAATATCCAAGACCTTGTTACCAAGATAGCCGCGCTAGATACGCCACAAGCTGTTAATCAGTTTCTACAAAGCGCACTAAAGGCGACCAGCGGAGATATGGTGCTGGAGGGGTGGATAAACGCCCTTCTGTCCGGCCCCCAAACACACCTCGTCAATGCCATTTCCAATACCTTAACGGCGGCACTATCCGCACCTGAAACCCTCGGTGCGGCAATCTTTTCTAGAATAGCGGGACGTCGGGGGGAGAAGGGAGTCTATTTAGGGGAGGCCCAGGCTAGACTTTATGGCATGATTGGAAGCCTTCGACGTGGCGGGAGCACGGCCCTTAAAACGCTTAAGACTGGAATGCCAAGTGACTGGGCGATCAAGACCGAGGGGGTGGGTTTCCAGAGAATACCCGGCGCGGCGGGACGGTTTGCTAGAATACCTACACGCCTTCTTATGGCGAGCGATGATTTTTTTAAGACTATTAACTATGGAGGTGAATTACGTGTGCAGGCTTTTAGGGCCGCTTTGAAGAAAGGGTTGCAACCCCGCAATAACGACTTTGCGCAGTTCCTAGCGGAATTTGAAGCAAATCCACTACTGCATCCAGAAGCGCATCAGGCCGCAACAGAGGCGGCAAGGTATCAGACGTTCACCAACCCGCTAACGAGCGAATTTGCGCAGTCGCTTCAGCGATTTATCAATAAACGCGAACGGAATCTTTTAGGTATAAAAGGTCCGTGGGTGAAGATGTTAGTACCGTTTTTTCGGACGCCAGCGAACATTGTTAAGTACGCCATCGAAAGAACGCCATTGGCCATTTTGGGCACTAAAATGCGGAAGGACTTGCTTGGTGGTAACGGCCCTCGCGCCGCCGACTTCGCCCGCGCCCGCATGACGATGGGAAGCATGATAGGTGGCGCGGTTATGACTTACGCCCTAGATGGGACCATTACAGGGGGTGGTCCTACCGATGTTGGGGAAAGGAACGTCAAGCTCGCAAGTGGATGGCAACCCTACAGCATAAAGATAGGTGATGCATACTATTCTTACGCGCGCGTTGAACCGCTTGCCATTATATTCGGTCTCGCGGCAGATACGGCGGAATCCGAAGGCTTCGGCCTTTTTAGTGACGAGGAATCAGAGAGCTTCGCCAGCCTTTTTAGCGCTGCCATTTCTAAAAACTTGACGAGCAAAACGTGGCTACGCGGCATTACATCCGCGCTTGACGCCCTGTCAGACCCGGATCGTTATGGTTCCTCATTTATTAACCAGTTAGTAGGAAGCGCGGTCCCGACTGGTGTGGCCCAATTCGGCAGAGCGCAAGACCCAGTTCTTCGTGATGTTGGGAATTGGAGGGAAGCCATCCAGAGTCGTATCCCCTTCCTGTCTAAAGGAGTGGAGCCACGCCGAGACATCTATGGTGAGCCTATAGAGCTGGAAGGTGGCGCCGGTATCCCGATTCCTGGACTTCGCGGCATAACATCCGCCATAAGCCCATTTTACAAATCGACAATTTCCGAAGACGTGGTACGCAAAGAGGTTGGACGGCTGGGAATGCGCACCCGCACGCCGCAGCGCTCGATAAGTGGCGTGGAGCTGACGAAGGCTGAGTCTGACCAATATGAGGCTATTTCTGGGAGACTGGCGCATCGCCAGCTAACTCAGTTCATGTCATCTTCTCAATGGGAGCGTATACCGGATTATAACAAACAAGACCTAATACAAAAGGCATTTTCTAGAGCGCGGAACACCGCGAGAAAGTATCTCATTTCTCAGAACCGCCAACTAAGAACGCGCATTATGTTTTCAAATCGCCCTAATCGTGGGTAGTTCGATATTTGCCATCACTACAACAATAATAAAAGGACAGCCAAATGAGTTTTAACGGATCAGGCACTTTCCAGATCAATACAGCAGGGCAGCCTGTTGTCACGGGAACGGTTATAAGTTCCTCTGATTTCAATTTGCTCACCGCTGATATTGGGACGGGTCTTTCCACGGCCATTTGTAAGGACGGCCAGACGACGGTAACGGCAAATATCCCCATGGGCACAAATAAGATCACGGGTCTTGCCGTTGCTACATCTTCAGGCGATGCACTGAGTTTTGCCCAAGCCGCCGAAGTGACGACGCTCACCGTATCCGGCGCTCTTACCTATGGTGGTGTAACGCTCACCGCAGCGGTAACTGGGACGGGCAAGATGGTGCTAGACACAAGCGCCTCGTTAGTCACGCCGCTGCTTGGAACGCCCACTAGTGGAACGCTTACGAACTGCACGGGCCTCCCGATAAGCACGGGCGTTAGCGGCCTTGGGTCCAATGTCGCCACATTCCTGGCCACGCCATCCAGCTCAAATCTGGCACTTCGCCACAAGTCCGACGCTAGTTACTCCAGTGCTCGGAACCCCCTCCAGTGGGACACTTACAAGCTGCACGGGTCTCCCAATCAGCACGGGCGTTAGCGGCCTTGGGTCCAATGTTGCGACCTTTCTAGCTACCCCATCCAGCTCAAATCTGGCAGCAGCGGTTTCAGACGAAACTGGGTCTGGAAACTTATGCTTCGCCACAAGTCCGACGCTAGTTACTCCAGTCTTGGGGACACCCTCCAGTGGAACGCTTACGAGCTGCACGGGCCTCCCGATAAGCACGGGCGTTAGCGGCCTTGGGTCCAATGTCGCCACATTCCTGGCCACGCCATCCAGCTCAAATCTGGCACAGTGGGACACTTACAAGCTGCACGGGGCTCCCTATAAGCACTGGAGTAACCGGGTTAGGGTCCAATGTCGCCACATTCCTGGCCACACCGTCATCGGCTAATCTTCGATCCGCTCTAACAGATGAGACAGGTTCGGGTGCTTGCGTATTCGCCGGTTCCCCCACACTAACTGGCACTGTCTCCGCAGCCGCGCTTTCAACTTCGGGAAGCGCCCAGATCGGTGATGCTGTGACAGATACACTAGCGGTTGGCGCTGCCCCGCCCACGACAGCCTCGTACTCACAGTCGTTCTTCGGCGGTAATGCAATTGCCCTCTCGGATAGTGGCTCGTGGACTTCCTTCGGAGCTAATTGGTACTACAATTCAGGGGCGTTCCGATATAGGCATGACGGTGCAGCTTCACGCTGCAGTTGGGGATCCGATGCCACAGGCAATTTTGAAATAGACGTTTCCGTTTCGGGTTCTGAAGACGGAGCAATTTCATGGCTTCGGTGTTTGACAATAGACGTGGACCGCGTTGTACATTTCAACGGGATAGGTACTACGGCAAGCGGCGCGAACGCATTTCTCGACTCTGGGGATACGGAATCCCTGCTTCGCAGCACGTCATCGCTTCGGTACAAAAAGGATGTGGAAGCAATCGAGAAGCCATACATCGACAACATCATGCTTCTCAATCCAATTTGGTATCGCTCGCTATCACCAGCCGACAATCCACTATTTTCCTGGTTTGGGCTGGCCGCAGAAGATGTATTCAAGATCGAGCCGAGGCTAGTCCATTACACCAGGGACGTTACTGGTACAGAGGATTACGAGGAAGACGCTATCCGAGAGGTTACGATTGACCAAGAATTCGAGTCCATTGTTGAACGTGAAGGCAAGCTGATTCTCACGAAACAGATACGTCAAGTTTCTGTTATGGAGGATAAACCCATCTGGAATGAGGATGGCTCCCCTCTCATGGTCAGTGAATCCGTCCAGGCTGTTAAAAAGGTAGCCCGTACAGAGACTTACAAAAAGAGTAAGCAGCGTCCAGTCTATAGTGAGCTAAAGCCGGACGGGATTATGTATGATCGCCTCGCGGTTTTGCTGCTTGGAAAAGTCAAGGAACAAGAGGCTCGCATTAGAGCCCTTGAGAGTGGTTCGTAATGCAAGACACCGTGCCAGACACATCAAGTATTCAGGACGTGACTTCGATCCTTGTCGAACAAAGGAACGCCGCGTTTAACCAGGTAGCGGATTTGGCAGTTCAACTTCGTGGGCTACAGCGCCGCGTTGTAGAACTTGAAGCCCAACTGAGGGCCGCGAAAAGTAGCCAAGATGATAAAACTCAAACATCCTGAGACTGAAAGGGTGCTTTTTTCCCATGAGGAACTCAAGTGCCGACACTGTGACGGGGCAGTTCTTGCGCATGGCTTTGAGAACGCTCTGATCGCTCTACGTGTAGCCTTTAACAATCCAATGACTGTAACAAGTTGTTGCCGGTGCGAAGCGCACAATTCTAATATCGGAGGTCATCCAAAATCGCTGCATGTATATGATTTCCCAGCGCACCCGACTGCCGGAACGGCGGCAATAGACATTGCGGGCGCTATAGGAGCCAGAGCGTTGCGGCTAATTAGCCTCGCGTATCAACAAGGCTGGTCTGTTGGCCTAAATTTTTCCAGGAATTTCATCCACCTTGACCGGCGCAACGATTTTGGAATCGGCGCCTCAACATTGTTTAGATATTAAGATGGCATTTAATCTAGCTGGCATCTTAAGCAAGGCGACAGGGGGATTAGCCGAAACCGTGCTTGACGCAGTTCAAGCATATTTTCCGCCTAACATGAGTGCAGAAGATAAGGCAAGAATGAAGCTGTCCCTAGATCGCGTGGCGTTAGAACGCGAGAAGGCTCTTAACGATGCTATCGCGGAATCCGAGCGGGCAATAAACGAACGTATTGCGGATTACGAGGGGACGGCTGCCGATCTTAAAGTTATGCCTATCCTTGGTCCTGTGATGATTTTCGCTCGCGGTGCTCAGCGTCCGCTGTGGGGCTTCGCAACCCTTTACATCGACTTCATGGTGTTTTCAAAGAGTTGGGAATTGGAGCGTGGCACGACGACTGAAAGCGCATTCTGGGTTATAAATTTGCTCGTCCTTGGTTTCTTATTCGGAGAACGGGCAATCAAGAATATACTGCCATTCGTGTCTACTGCATTGAGGGCGCGCAACGGTGGGCCGGGGCATTCGTCATAGAAAAAAATATCTTCTGGTGGCGAATGTTTGCGTGGGGCCTGTTTTTCGGACTGCTGTTCGGTGTGCTAGTTCCTTTCAGAATTTAACAAAGGATAATCTTATGGCTGCATCGGTTGACCAAAAAGCCAGGGACATGGCACAGCAAGCCATTATTTCCGCAGCTAAGACTATGATCGTTATAGACCTGCACCTAGAGCAGTGTTCCTCCGCGCAACGGCGCGTAGAGCGGGCACTCTATGGGCTAGGGGGCCTGATTGTTACGCTTGTGGGCGGCATGTTCTTGTTTATCTTGTCGTTCTCACCATGAAGGTATCAATTTTAAGTGTCGGGGCAGTCGCCGCAGCACTTCTCGCTGTCGTTGGTATCATTGGGGTGCTGCGACCTTATTTAGCGAGTGAGCCCGCGCCTTGGGTCTCCACCAGAACAGTCGCACAGTTACAACAACAAACCCTAGATACGTTCCGTGCCTTCCAATCGGGCTATCAGCAAAGCGCTGCGAGCTGGTGCGAGTTCTATCGCACGCAATATGCGCTTGAAGAGGCGAAGGTGGCTGCAAATCAACAAAACGCTGATGCAATTGGAAAGCGAGACTGGAACGCGGCGCAGCGAGATTTATGGTGCGCCCAACAATTGGCCGCGCCAGTGCGTGGGAGCCTAGACCCGTAGCGGAATATCCCAGGAGCGCAGCGCGTCTAGCGCTTCGTCCAGAGTTCGGACGGTTTCAACCAGCACGCCAGCACCTAGTAGACGTGCGTGCATCGCACGCTGCGCCTTCGATACGCGACCTACTTTCGTTTTTAATTCCATCGCTCGCGTGCATGAGCGGTAGAAAAACAATAGATCAGGTACACCAGGCTCTAACCCGGAAGCCTTCAATATCTTGCCGCGAATAACTCCGCCACCCCCTGCCGGAAAGGCAACCATTACACAGTCGCCCGGCAGTATCTTACGCAGATCACGGACTAGAGCGCTTTGGAAGTGCTGTTCTAGGTGGGAGCGTTTTTTCTTAAATATACGAGTAGTCATGCTGCGACCTCGCCAAACTTCTCTGTATCATTTCCCCAAGATGTCCAACCTTGGCGCGTATTGCGCGCAAATAATTCCAGGTATGGTCCAGCGACGAGCCTCTCTATGCGGCCATAAATGCAATCTGGCTTGCGGGAGTGCTGGCGGCGGGGTTCTATGATTCCTTGGCGGACGGCGGCGCTTCGGCGCTTGGGTTTGCCGCGCGCGGCGAGCAGACAGACCTCGCTGTTAGATCGCGTCCAGTAGCCGCTGCCGATAAGAGCTTTCGTATCTTCCTGAAAAAACTCTAACTGCTTTGCGTTGGCTTTCATCCATGAAAACGCGCACGTTTTGTAAGTAAATCCCCAGGCGGCAATAACAGATAATGCGCGTTGAAGCGTGGGCCATGTGACCCACATAATCAGTACACAGTCCTTGTTGGCGAGAGATTCAACCGGCAGCGCGGTGAGCGCGTCGGTGTCCATTGTGCGGTAGTGTCGTCTAACATCTGTATTCGCTTTTTCTTGTGTGCCCCAGGTATCGAAAGCCCAAGGCGGATCAGCATAGATCGCACCGAAATGGTGATGCGGTATGTCACCAAACGGCCAACTCAGGCACCTCATTACCTTATCCAATATATTGGTGTCCGACGCGCATGGCTTTTCTTCGCAGTCATGTGTCCATAGCGGCCAGTATCTATCAGGATGCCGCGACGAACAGCGGTGGAGATTAGGGAGCCCCATGCGTTGTGATGGTGGGGAACGATTCCGCGATGGCTGAGTGCCATACGCACTTGCTCGCCAGTCCATTCTCCGGCAGGAAGCTGGTCTATGCTGGCCAGTGCGCCTACCATAAAGTCGGGCGCGTTTGACGCGACCTTATCTAGCGCCGCGTTCCTTTCCGAGCGAGCAGTATAAAGATCGCTCATCCGAGACACTAGGCTATTACCTCTATGGTCACGATAACTGTGGAACCTCGCGGTAGCTCACCTTCACTCTCTCCAAGCCCAGGGCCTTTAGAAGTTTTGGTGGCGGAGCTTTCTGCCTCGAGAGAACGTAGGCCACGAGAGAATAGGAAACGCCAAGCCCAAGCGCAGCTCGACGGATCGACCCAGAATCATCTACGCGCGCTTGCAGGCGGCGCAACACCGCATCTTCATTCATATGTGGCACAGTAAAAGTCCGCTCCACCCGTGTCAACTTTTAAGTCTTGACCACCTAATCTTCATGGTCTATGAATGGTCCACGCATAAAGTATGATTGTTGGAGGCATAGCTAATGGCACTAACTAAAAAGCAAAAAGTCGAGCGCGAAGGCAAGCTTACGGCAAGCCGTGTTGGCATTTTGATGGGCGGCAGCAGCGAAAAGATACTCAGATTGTGGTCGCAAATGATCGGCCAAATCGAAGAAGATGACTTGTCTAATGTATGGCCCGTCCAGCTAGGAGGCGCTACGGAATCGCTAAATTTGAATTGGTATGAACGCACCACTGGCCACAAGCTCACCCGGCGCGGCGAGGTTGTCGTAATGAAAAAAAAAATTGGGCAGCGGCAACATTAGACGGATTTGATGATATGGAGGGCGGCCCAGTTGATGCAAAACATGTGGGCGGATATGAGACTATTGAAACGATAGTGGACAGATACACTCCACAAATGCACTGGCAGATGATTGTTACTGACTCTACCTGGTCAGCACTTTCAATTGTCGAGGGAGCGCGTGAGCCCGTCGTGCATGAAGTTCTGTATGACTCAGATTATGGCACTGAGCTGTGGACGAGGGCAGAGGCTTTTATGCAATGCGTCGAAGCACTGACGCCACCTGTCATTCTTCCTCCAGTTCAAGCGCCGATTCCACAATCAAAATGGCAGACCGTGGACATGGTAGGCAATAATGCTTGGGCCTCACACGCCACCGACTGGCTTGAAAATAGAGATGAGGCAAAACTATTCGCCACAGCGACAAAGGAATTGAAATCACTGATCGAGGAGGATGTCGGTCTCGCTTTTGGGAGCGGCGTCAAGATCAAGCGCAACAAGGCAGGGCATTTGTCTATAACCAAATCCAGAGGAGAAGCAAATGAGTAAAGTTTCAAAACTTCATGAAGTTCCAGACGGGTCTAAGCTCCCACGCAGCACAATAGATTTGGTAGTTGACGCCATAGATAACGCTGAAAAATGCAGAATTGCGTGGTTTAACCAACTCGAAATCCGAAGGGAATTCGGGCTCGGGCAAGCCAGAGTCACGAGGTTGGAGGATGCCACCAAATTACTCCAAAGTTTGAGACGTTCGATATACGATGATTGTTGCGGCAATAAATACGGACTCTACCTGATAGATTTGGTAGTTGACGCCATAGATAACGCTGAAAAAGAGGATGCCACCAAAATCGTCTTACTCCAAAGTTTGAGACGTCAGATAGCCGAATTGCGTGGTTTAATAGCAGAATTGCAAGGACTGTGTACTGATTATCTGGGTAACGTGGCCCACGCTTCAAGTGGTTTAACCAACTCGAAATCCGAAGGGGAAGCGCAATGATTAGATCACCAGAGATTGCCGGATTGGCGGCTGCCTTAGCAAAGGCCCAAGGTGAAATGGAGTTCGCAGTCGAGAACAAAGAGAACCCATTTTACAAATCGACATATGCAGACTTGGCATCAGTGTGGAAGGCTATGCGAGCCCCGCTCTCGAAGCACGGTCTATCGGTCCTTCAACTACCCGAAGCGGACGAGAGTGGTAACATCCGAGTGTCCACACTTTTGATGCACTCATCCGGCCAATTCATCGAAGCATCATACACACTCAAACCGACAAAAAATGATCCGCAGGGATACGGATCGTCGATTAGTTACATGAAAAGGTATGCACTCACCGGGCTTGGCGTTGCGCCGTTAGATGCGCCGCTAGACGACGACGGCAATGCTGCATCAGTTAAAACCAACCGTCCGGTTCGGGAGAGCGATAAACCGAAACATAGTGTAGTGATGGCGCCCACAAAAAAAGCTGAAATTCTCAAACTGCCAGCCGCGGACCCCAAGGCGGCAGGTGCGCCTCGGGAACTCCCAAGTCCGCAGCAAATTAGTGATGAGGCAGGTGACGATTCCAAAGTGGGGTATTCTTGGAGGCCATGGGGCCAGCTACTCATTTCTAAATTCAAAAATAATGGGGACAAGGACCTGACGGATTGGCTTGCGTTTAACGAGACCAATCTTACAAAGCTCAAAAAAGAAGACCCGCGAATCCATGGGGCAGTTATGAAAGCTTATGAGCAATATAGTTTGCCCCGCGCCCATGAGTGAGTTTTTTGTCCAGCGCGGGCGTGATGGTTTAATGCCATTCTCTGCTGAAGACTCAGCCCAAATCGCCAAACTGGCGTATGGAAAGCCGATCAAGATTAAGGCTACGGTGCCCCGAAATGGCCGGTTCCTTGCGTTGTATTGGGTTCTTTGCGCGCGCGTGGCGGATGCACTTGGGATTTCGCCAGAGGTGGTGAGTGACTTGATTAAGGTCGCAACGGGACATTGCACTGTCGTCAAAACAAAAACAAAGGGAGTGCAGTATTTCCCAAGATCAATTAGCTTTGCGAAAATGAAGGATGAAGATAGCTTCCGCGATTTTTTTGACCGGGCGATCTGTGTAATTTGTAACGAGTGGGGCATGGAGCGTACCGATGTCCTTGCCGCAGTTGAGGATATATTGGTGCCCACGGAACTGCGTGGTAGGTGATGTGAAGTGCAACGCAAATCCTGTTTGGACACCTAGGAGGATGGAACTCCTACGGAAATTGTGGCGGCAGGGCTGGACCGCGCGGGCTATCGCTAGCCAGCTTGGAGTGGTTTCACGCAACGCAGTGCTTGGAAAGGCGCATCGTTTGGGCCTTCAGTTGAGGACCCATGCTGACCATGGGCGATGGGCTGGGGAGTCTGCGCGTCCAGCGGCACAATCTCCTGCGCCTAAACCACCTCCTGCGCCTAAACCACCTCCTGCGCCTAAACCACCTCCTGCGCCCGAACCACTTCCTGCGCCCGAACCACTTCCTGCGCCCGAAACGTCCCCTTTAACGCTCGTTCGGACGGTGGACCTTGCAGAGCATCACTGTAAATGGCCGACTGGCCACGTTCAAGAACTGGGCTTTGGGCACTGCGGGGCGCCACGTCTCGCGGGGAAACCTTATTGCGAGGAGCATGACAGAAAAGCGCATAATCGTGGAGTCAAGCCCATGGTGATTCAAGATTTTGTCAGGTAAGGTTTAATTATTGCCCGCTAAGGTTTAATTATTGCCTGCGGGCGACCTGCCGCCGCGCGCTATGACTCCATCCCTCGGAGCGGCGCGGCTGGCAGGGAATTAAATGGAGAAATAAATGTCAGTCTTTAGCTCGGAACATGCAGAGTCGCCACTTAAAATACGTTCTAAATCGCTCAACAACGCTGACGAAGATCACCCGTTGGCCATGATTACGCTGGCTGTTCTAAGGCTAGAGAGTTTGGCATTCGAGGCTATCAGCACTGACCTTGAGACCCTGCGGGGCGCGGTAGAGCAGGACTTTCTCTGTAGCGATGAGGGGGAGACCCTCCGCGACGAATTGACCAAAGAAATATCTGAGCTGGCGGAAAAAGTTGACGCACATCTGGGGCTTATATGCGAGGCAGAGTGATGACAAACTATCTCAGTATAAATTATCGACGTTCAGTGGCCTGTTACGAGCCGCCCTCCCAGCCGCCGGCCTCGGGCCAGATGGGATCAACTTACCACACGAGGCATCAGGGGCCCCGCACCAAACTCGCTAGAGCTTTCTGTATCGCGGGTCTGGTCGCGGCATTGTTGTGCCTTATCTCATTGATAACACTAAATGAATAATCCACTCACACCAAGGGGATGGGTAGTTGTCTGCGGCGTCCTGTTCGTCATCGCACTTTGGGTTCTAACTCGAAGTCCAATTGGTGCTTTTTGACGCCAGCCGTGACGTCATGTAAGATACAGCATCGAGCGACGGTTCGATACTGGGCGCTGGCTTGGTCGTGAGGGCGATCCTGGCCGGCCAGTGACCCCCCTCCCTCCCTTCGCACCAGGGACACCAAAATGAGCGAATACCCAAAACTGCCCCTGTGGACCGATAGTTACCTTGGGGACACACACCACCTGACGACGATACAGCATGGCGCCTTTCTTCTGCTCCTTATTACGATGTGGCGAAGCAAAACTAGAACGCTGCCAGATGACGACAAGCTCCTAGCACGTTACACACATTTGAGCGCTCGGCAGTGGTCGCGGATTAGGCCAATGTTGATGCCATTCTTCGAGATTAAGAATGGAGTGCTACAAAACGGAAGGCTACTTGACGAATACGATTCCGTTAAACGATACAGTATGTCACAGTCGAACAAGGGCAAAGCTAGTGCGTTGAAAAGGCTACATAGGAACGCAACCGGGGCTCAACCGGACTGTCAACCCAATTCAACCCCCAATACCAGTACCAATCCCAATCCTAAAGTAGTAAGTAAAAAGAAGGCTGCTGCGCAGCTTTCTGTTCCTGGCTGGGTTCCACGCGAAGCCTGGGAAGCCTACGAAGAAATGCGTGTAAAATCTCGCCGCCCTTTCACCCCAAGGGCGCGGCAAATGGTTATCAAGAAATTGCAGGGGCTCAAGACGGACGGCCACGATGTGTCGGAAGTGCTTAATAATTCTACTATGTCCGGTTGGCCTGGAGTCTATCCTGTTCCACAAAAAAAGCTAAATGGTCATGGAGACCATCAGAAGTCTTCTCTGGACAACCATCTTATTGGAATTGCTGGCCTCATCGCTGACCGCAGGGAAATTGCAAAAAAACACCAACCGTGAGGCTGAAATGATAGATGGACTGGACGCCAAAAAAGACGAAACGATACTACTAATGCTATCAAAAATGGCCCTTCTGTACTGGCGCCCTGATTTTTCGCCGGGGCAGGCTCGCCAATTTTACGATCAGTACGTCGAAGACCTACGCGAATACTCATTGGCCGATATAGATATTGCGGTTAAAAAATACAGGCGCGGCGCCGGTAATAAGTTTTTTCCTATGCCGTGCGATTTGCGGGCTCTTATCGAGGCGGTCCCGTCTTGGAATGTAATCTCAAAGGCGGAACATATCAGTGATCGCCGCAAGGCCGCGCAAGAGGAATCTGAGTGGATGGCGCGGGGCGAAAAAATGAGAATTGGTACGGGCGATGAGTGATTACGCTGTCGCGCACGACGATAGGCCCAGAACAGGCTCCCAGGGGGCGCCACAGTCCTGTCGAGCTACTACTGAGGGTGATCCTACCTCAATCACTGCTATGCCTCTCTGTGGCGTCCACAGGGACGTTTGTGGCGCGGGCAACCATAACGTCTAAATCATGCTGCACCACTCGGCACAGGTGCTTTCTGTGTGCTCGACAGAGATTTGCCAATTCGGGCCACACTCCTGGCGGGATGTGCACCTTCTCGCCCGCCCAGCGCTGGACGGAGCGCAGGCTTACATCGAGGGCGCGCGCCAGCGGTCCGTGCCAGCCAGCGCCAAATATCGCGCGGCCAGCCTGCCGTATAACGCGTTCACCGCGCACTCTCACATAGGGCTCTATACTTATTTGCCTAACGATTTTGAGTTCTGAAGTGGCGCAAATTAGATCGGCGCCCTTCGACCATTTTTTAACCAGGGGTTTATAATCGTAATGGCCCTCGGCATCGAAAGGTGCCACGGCGGCCCCCACGCTGGAAATTTCTAGTGATTTAGCATGGCAAATGGTGGAGAGGGCTTTCAGAACGTCCGACATACCAATGTCATCAGACATGATTTCGAGCGCAGTCACCTGAGCAGGGGTGAGCCATGCGCCTGATTTAGCATGATCTTCTGTCAGTTTGCGCACAATTTCTAAAGAGCGCTCTACGATGCCGTAAGCATTGCCGCGATATGATTTTGTCATTTTCTCGGCCTCCTTTGCCGCTTATTCAATTTCTTGAATGCTTCCAACAGCTCGTCTCGCTCGACCATCAGCTCGTCTCGCTCGACCATCAGCTCGTTCACTTTATTGAATGCTTCAAAATGCTGAGAGGTTATAGCGTCCTTTAAGCCTTCAGCGTATGATTTTGTCATTTTCTCGGCCTCCTTTGCCGCGTATTCAATTTCTTGAATGCTTCCAAATGCTGAGAGGTTATAGCGTGCTTTAAGCCTTCGGCGAGAGAATCCCAACGGGCCGCAACACTTGTGAACCGCTCCCGTCGCTCGACCATCAGCTCGTCTCGCTCGACCATCAGCGCGTTCAACA